CGAAAATTGAAAAATTCATTTCAATTTATACAAAAGAAAACTGGGTGTTCAATCTTATTCCGTCTTGGAATAAAAGTGGAAGGAAACTTGAATTCAAAAGCATTGATATAGGAGAATATGCTCAAGAATATCTTTTCAAATTTGGAGAAAAAATTCTTTTGCTTTCGGCTACTATTCTAAATAAAGAAGCGTTTTGTGAATCTATTGGAATTAATCCAAAAGATGCTGCATTTATATCTATAGATTCACCATTTCCAAAAGAAAATACTCCTGTATTTTATGTGCCGGCTGGTGATATGAGTAAAAAGAACATCGATAAAACTTTGCCAGACATGGCAAATATCGTTGAGGCTCTTATAAATGAACATAAAGGTGAAAAAGGAATTATTCATACAAGAACATTTAAAATTGCCAACTTTTTGAAAAACAATATAAAATCAAACAGATTTTTGATTCATGACAGCGATAATAGAGAAGAGATTCTCAAAAAGCACATGACATCAAAAAAAGATACAATTCTTTTATCCCCTTCAAGTACTGAAGGATTAGATCTAAAAGATGATTTAGGTAGATTTCAAATTATTTGTAAGCTACATTGGCCATATTTAGGTGACGAATTGGTTCAAAGAAGAATGGATAAATACAATTATTGGTATCCATATCAAGCAGTAAAAAGCTTAATTCAAGCTCGTGGACGAAGTATTAGAACATCTGATGATTATGCTGTAACATATATATTAGATGATGCTTTTGAACGTTTATTCGCAAAGAATATTAAATTGTTTCCACAATACTTCAAAGATTCATTGCATATGGATTAACAGGAGGTAAAATGCCAAAACCAAAAGATTTGCCATCGGACTTTGATGTTCGAGAGGCATGGCAAGAATTAAAAATATTAATAGAATCAATAGATAAAGATTTAAAAAAAACAATCACTAAAGGAACTAAAAGATCTGGTGTTAATGCTAGAAAAGGCTTGATGTATGCTAAAGAGCTAATAACAAACATTTATCACGGAAGTTTGCATGAACAAAAAACAGTTCGTGAAAAAAAACCAAAACATGGAAATGCTGATGGGCCTGGTATTAGGGCTATGCTCGAATCAAGAGGAATAAACAATCATGCAGCTGCTTCTTGAAAACAGCCCCTTTTAGGGGCTGTTTTTTTAATAGATCTGCTGACTATGTATTTTTATAGAAGGTGACATCAAATATGGCACGAAAAGCTATTCATAGAGATTTACATAAAAAAAGCGTTGATCACTCCAAGGCATATACTGTTATTGGACAACGTGGCCAACTAAGAGTTGATGAAGAAGCACCAGAAAAAGTTTCTAAGGCTTCAAAAGTCAGTAAGAAGGAAGAGCAACCACCAGCTTTGGAAGCAGTCAAAAAAGAAACTGTAGAGCCTGAGCTAGTAAAAGAAGAAGCTCCAAAGACTGAAGTAAAGACCGAGGTTGAGCCAAAAGCTAAAAAAGTTACTAAAAAAACAACAAAGAAACCTGTAGCCAAAAAAGCTGCAAAACGTGGTAGACTTGCTGTTTCTAAAGTAACCCCAAAGAAAGAAGAAGAATCTGAGGATCAGCTTCCATAAAACTCTTCGAGTTTGTTGTTCTTTCTTATTTTGTAAAGGATTGATTTTTCTATTTGACAGACACGCATTCGAGTTAAACCGAAATATTGCCCGATCTGTTCTTGTTTTTCAGGGCCTTTCTTCGCAGCGAGATTTATGCAATTTAGATTATCTGAATTGTCGAACCAACACCGACAGGTTCGTTTCAAGCAAGGAAGGTTATTGCGTTCGTGCGCCCTGAAACACGTATCGTTTTCTACTATTTCATCTTTATTTGACATGTGCTAATCCTTATATGTGTCATTAGACCCTCACTGGAGAATATCTAACTTGAAAACTTATTGCCTTGATACAAGCGTATTTATCGATAACCCCAAGATCATTGATCATTTGGGAGATTCTGAAATAATTGTTCCTTTTTGCGTTCTTGGAGAGCTTGACAGAAACAGGAAAAGAGAAGGAACTGTTGGCAAAAATGCCAGAGAAGCCATTCGAAACATTGACAGTCTTAGGAAGAAAAATTCCAAAGTAAGGCTCATGCCATCTGATTTCGATCAGCCAACCAACGATCTTAAAATCATTGCTTGTGCTGAATGGATTCAATCGCAAGAAAATGCAGACATAACTCTTTTGAGTAACGATCTTGGGCTTCGTGTCCAAGGAGAAGCAAAAGGGGTAAAAACAGATCAATTCAGAAGATCTTCTCAAGAATTTGTATATTCTGGGATGGATCAAATTTTTCTTTTTGATGATTTGATTTCTATGTTGCATGAACGTGATTCTGTAAAAGTTTCCATTTCCGAATTGTTAGACAATAATGGCAATAATATCACGGATGACAATAGTTTTTATCCAAATCAGACATTAATTGTCAACGCTCTTACTAAAAAATCTAGCACTTTAGCTAGAGTTGAAATAGAAGATAAAAACAACGTTGTTTTACATAAAATATCAACAAACAAAAGACCAATGGGTGTAAAACCTGCTTGTGTAGAACAAGCATTAGCTGTTGATCTTTTGATGAACAAAGATATTGATCTTGTTTCTTTGGTTGGTAAGGCTGGGTGTGGGAAAACTTTCTTAGCTACAGCTTGCGGGCTAGAACAAGTTCTTGAAATGAGAAATTATGATAGAATTATTATTCTTAGACCAATAGTGCCAATGGGTAAAGATATAGGTTACCTCCCAGGAACAATGGAAGAAAAGCTTGAACCATGGATTCAACCTATAAAAGACAACCTTTATTCATTATTTGATGGAAACAAACATACAATAAACATGCTTTTTGAACGTGGCCAAATTGTGATTGAAGCTATGAGCTACATTCGAGGAAGATCCATTCCAAAATCATTCATTATCGTAGATGAATGTCAAAACCTTACAACTAATGAATTAAAAACTGTCCTTACACGTGCAGCAGATGGATCTAAAGTTGTTTTGACAGGCGACATTGAACAAATTGATAATAATAACATTGATGTATATTCGAATGGATTATCACGTGTTGTTGAGGCGTTCAAGCACGAAGATATTGCAGGTCATTTAACACTGAAAAAAGGTCAAAGATCTAGACTTGCTACAATCGCTGCGGATATACTCTAGAATTTTAATTAAAATTCTTGTATAAATTTCTAATTCTATAATTTAAATTTAAATTGATCTTAAGTTAATTGAATTAAATTGATTAATTTAAGATCAATTATTTTAAATTGTAATTGTTTAAAAACAATAAACAAAGAAAGAGCTGGGGTATATTCTAATCTCATGGATTTTACACAGAATGTTGCATTTGGTAATCAGGTTCAAATTCCTGAAGATACTCAAATTGTTTGGGTAAGTGATTTATTTGTTGAAGATTATGTTGGAGGAGCAGAACTAACAAGCGAAGCTTTAATAAAGTCTTCACCATTTAATGTTTTCAAATTACATTCAAAAGATGTGTCAATGTCTTTGCTTGAGCAAGGTCAAAATTGCTTCTGGGTGTTTGGAAACTATTCACAATTAGATCTGAACATCATCCCAGCAATTGTTCTTAATATGAAATATTCTGTTATTGAATATGATTATAAAATGTGTAGATACAGGAGTATGGAAAAACATGAGAAAGAAGAAGGTTCTCCATGTGATTGTGCAGAAACACAGCATGGAAAACTTATTGCTGCATTCTATAGAGGCGCTAAACATCTCTGGTGGATGAGTGAATCCCAGATGAATGTTTATCATGAAAAATTTCCATTTCTCAAAGAAGATACAAAAAACACTGTTCTTTCATCTGTTTTTGATGATGAAACATTGGCAAAAATAAAACTATTAAGAAAAGATTCAGAAGGAAAGCAAAGAAGTGGGTGGATTGTACTTGGTTCTAATTCATGGATTAAAGGATTTGAAGATGCCAAAAAATATTGCGAAGAAAACAATTTAGAATACGAAGTCTTATGGAATCTTCCTTATGAAGTTGTGTTAGAAAAAATGTCTACAGCTGAGGGACATGTTTATTTTCCTAAAGGAAATGACACTTGTCCCAGAATGACAATAGAAGCAAAATTACTTGGATGTAATCTTGTTTTAAACGATTTTGTTCAGCATAAAGATGAAGATTGGTTTAATCCAAATTCATGTACAACATGTGGGAAAATTGGTCAAAACGATCTTTGTTCAAATGCGTATCATTTTGAAGACGGAATTACGCAAATTGAGCAATATTTGTATGCAGCACGGCAATGGTTTTGGAATGGAGTAAAAGCTGATATTGAATATCAACCAACATTGTCGGGGTATACAACTACAAGAAATTGTATTTCTCAAAAATATCCGTATGAAGCTAGCATTAATTCAATGCTTGAATTTTGCGATGAAGTTGTTGTAATGGATGGTGGTTCAAATGATGGAACATATGCCCATTTAGAAAAATGGGCATCAAATGAACCAAAATTAAAGGTTTACCGTGCAGACATGCAATGGGACAGTAAGAGATTTGCTGTTTTTGATGGAATGCTCAAGGCAATGGCTCGTGATGCTTGTACAATGGACTATTGTTGGCAAATGGATTCAGATGAAGTTGTTCATGAAAAAGATTTTGAAAATATTAAGAAAATTGTTTCAACTTTTCCTCCTAATGTTGATCTTTTAGCATTGCCGGTTGTTGAATATTGGGGTGGCAAAGATAAAGTCAGAATGGATATTAGTCCTTGGAAGTGGAGACTTTCAAGAAATAAAAAGAATATTACTCATGGTGTTCCTGGGAATCTTCGAGTTCAAGAAGATGATGGATATTATGCAAAACAAGGAACAGATGGATGTGATTATATTGATAGAAACACATTAGAACCTATTATATTTGCCAACTTTTTCACACCTGATATTGAAATGTTACGTCGTCAAGGCTTGGCTCAACCTGAAGCTTGCAAAAGCTATCAAGATTGGTTTAATAAAGCAATTGAATCTTTGCCAAGTGTTTATCATTTCTCATGGTGGGACATTGAAAGAAAAATAAAAACATATAAAAATTATTGGCAAAGACATTGGGAAAGCTTGTTTAATATTACAATGGAAGACACATCTGAAAACAATATGTTCTTTGACAAACCATGGTCAGAAGTGTCTGATGAAGAAATATCTGAAAAAGCCAAAGAACTAAGTGAAAAGACTGGAGGGTGGATTTTTCATAGTAAGTGGACTGGGACAGAAGTTCCTCATATTGAAGTTGAAAGAGACTTGCCAAAATATATAAAAGAATTTATTGAATAACTGCTAATTACTATTTGTGATTAGGGATTCGAACAGATCAAAAAGAGTGTATCCAGCTTTTAGAAGAAGGGTTAGGCCAGTAGCTTCAGCAGCCACCGCTATACCAAAAGTTGTTATGAATAACTCTTTTTGTGAAAGAGGTTCTGTAACTTCTTTGTTTTATGTTCCATGGACCTCTCAAAGTGAATCCTCTTCATTTAACGAAGAGGTTTCTTGGATCCCGCCTTTTGGAGCAAATACAACAATTGCATCTGTTTTTATATATGCCCAAAGTGCAGGTGGATCAACAACAGTCACAATTAGAGATAGCAGTCTTTCTGTATTGGCCACTTCAACAGTTACAATGTCAGCTCAAACATTGCATGAATTTGTTTTTGATTATCCATTGAATTCTGCTGACATTATTGCAATAGGAGTTGAACCTACAACACGTCTTGATAGTGTTAGAACACAAATTCTTGCACAAGAAACTGTAGCATCATAATGATTAGAGATTCAAATAGAGCGAGAATAACATACCCAACTGTTAGAAAAGAAATTAGAGAAGTTGTTTCTACTTCTGCTGCAACAACAAGAGCTGCAATGAATACTTCTCTTTGTGAAAGATCGACCGATACTGCTTTGTTTTATGCTCCATGGGGATCACAAGCCGAATCAACAGCAGGCGCTATTGACGAAGAAGCTGTTTGGATTCCACCTTTTGGAGCAAATACAACAATTTCATCTGTTTTTATATACACTCAAACAGCAGCTGGTTCAACAACAGTTACAATTAGAGACACTTCTGAAAATATTCTTGCGACAGCTACTGTAAACATGGCTAGTGCTCAAACAATTTATGAATTTGAGTTAGACTATGCAATATCGACAAATCAGCCTCTTCTTATAGGAGTAGCTCCGACCACCGCAGTGAACACTGTAAGACTTAGTGTTTTATCACAAGAAACTGTAGCAGGAGCTTCTTATGATGGTGCAGGTTCTATTGTTACATCTTTCTCTTATTGTGGTCTTAGCAGTACGGCATTATTTTATTTACCATGGGGAAACTTTGCAGAAGCAATAGCTCTTGGTGTTGATGAAGAAGTAGTTTGGATGCCACCTTTTGGAACTTCAACGAAGATTAATTCAGTTTTATTGTATTGCCAAGGTGCTGGTGGTTCAACAACAGTTACAATTAGAGACACTTCTGAAAACATTCTTGCAACATCGACAGTAGACATGGCTAGCGCCCAAACAATTTATGAATTTGAATTTGAACATCAATTGGCTGCTAATGAAGGGATTATTGTTGGAGTTCAAGTTACTTCTAATATTATTGAAATAAAGGCTTTGATTGTAGCAGAGCAAGTTGGATAATTTCGTTTCAAGTATGGTATATTCATGCTATGAATAATAGATTTGTTTTTGTTGTACCTTGTTATAATGCAGAAAAAACAATTGAACGCATGCTTATGAGCGTTTTTTGTCAAACTTATGATAACTGGGTTGTTTTGATTCGTGATGACATGAGTACGGACAATACAGTTAGGAAAATTAGAGAAGTTTCAAGAAAAAACAATATTCCATATTATATTTTTGGTGTTGATTTTACAGAAAACCTGTATAAACCAGAAGAGTCAAAAATTATTGTTTGGAAAAATGATGAAAAATTTTGGGAAGTTAAGAATGTTCTTTCAATGATTCGTTCTGAGCATGTTGAAGAAGATGATATTATTTGCCGTCTTGATGGTGATGATTTTCTTTGTAATCTATGTGCTTTACAGGATATTAATGTTGGATATGAACAAGCAAAAGCTGAATGTCTTTGGACAGCACATCGTTGGGCAGATACTTGGCAAAACATTTCTCAAGGCCTTCCTGATGGAGCGAATGTTTACCAACATCCATGGGTAACTTCTCACTTAAAAACATTTAGAAAAAGTTTGATAACTGATGTAAATGATGAAAATTTTCGTGGATCTGACGGTGAATACATTAAACGTGCTGGGGACCAGGCCATTTATTTGCCAGTCCTTCATAAGGCAAATGTTAGAGTGTTTCTTCCAACCGTAACCTATTATTACACAATTGATATGAGCCCCGAAACATTTCAAACAGATGATGCAAAGTTTCAACTTTCAGAAAGTGAATTCTTACGCAAAAGAGGATTTGTGGAGTGATTGATAAAGATTTTAAATTAATTAGTTTTGATTTAGTTCCGATAGAATGGGTTGAGAAAATGTATCCAAGCTCATCTTGTGGTAGAATGTTTACGTATGAAAAAGCTTCTAATGAACAGGAAACCGGTACGAGGACCATGGGGAGGCGGAAATCTCTTTGTAAAAGCGATATGTGAATATGCAGAAAGCCGTGGTTACGAAGTTGTTCATAGTCTTCAACAAAACATAGATGCGATTTTGATGATAGATTCCAGATATGATAATTTGGGGATTGCTATGAACGAAATTTCATTCTATAAATCTAGAAATCCACAAACAAGAGTTGTTCATAGAGTTAACGAATGCGATGCAAGAAAAGCAACCCATGATATGGATAAAATGTTGGTTTCTTGTTCTAACTTTACTGATGCTACAGTTTTTGTTTCTAATTGGATGAAAGATTATTTTGAAAAATCATGGAATTGCAAAGAACAACATGTTGCATATAATGGAGTTGATCAAGATCATTTTAGTCCTTTGAATTTTGATACAAAATATGTAAAAAACAATTTACATAAAGCATTAAATGTTCCAATTAAAATTATCGCTCATCATTGGTCAAGCAATGACTTAAAAGGATTTGATATTTACGACAAGCTTGATGAATGGGTTGGTAACAACAATGATTATGAATTTGTTTATATTGGAAGAAGTCAAGACAAGTTTAAAAATGCGATAGTAATTGATCCTTTGTTTGGAAAAGCACTTGGTGATGAATTGAAATTTGGAAGTGTTTATGTGAGTGCTTCGCGATGGGATCCTGGTCCAAATCATATAATTGAAGCTTTGGCATGTCACTTGCCTACATTTGTTCATAAAGATGGAGGCGGTGCAGTTGAATTCGCAAACAGTCCTGGTGCTGTGTATTCATCATTTGAGGAACTTATTTCAAAGATACAACAAAAAGAACTTTGGCCAATTAAAAAAGGCTGGGATATATCTTGGAAAGATTGTGCAAACAGATACTTTGATATTATTGAAGGCAAAGTATCTTAACTTTGTGATATGATTTGCTCATGAAACCATTGCTTAGCATATGCATTACTTCATGTAATCGTCTCAAGTACACAAAAGCTCTTATTGAGAGTCTCTCTGAATTTTTTGATGATGACAGAGTCGAGATATTAGTCTGTGACATGTGGTCAACTGAGCCTGGGATGCAAGATTACATGAGACAGATGATGTTTGAAGATAAAATCAATGTAGTTGGCATGTCTCATGATCTTGAGCGTGATTGGATTAATGATGAGTATATTGGAAGAAACATGCTTTTAAATAATTCTCAAAGCAAGTATTTGATGTTTCTTCAAGATGATGGTCAGTTTATTGCAAATGGTGATGTTCTTTGGACGCTAATTGATGATTTTGAACAAATGAAAGATGTTCATTGTTTGGAAATTTATGGTGTTCGAAAGCAAACAATGAGAGATACAGTACAGCAAACACCAGAATTTTATAACGGAAGAAAATATTGGCGTAGGTTGGACAGACATTATCCAACTACTGGTATCTATAAAAGAGATGTGTATGATCGAATAGGAAAATATCCAGTAAAATGGCCAACTAAGAAAGAATATTGGGGACGTTCTGAAACTTGGTATGCTGAAAAATTTAAACAAGAATTTCCAAATGGACAAGTTTATAGAATTCATTCTCCTATAATGCTTTCTATTTGGAATGATCCTAGAGGTGGTTATGCATTTATTCGTGAGAATAGAAGATTTGGTCATTACTTAGACCCTGTGGGTCCTCTTTACTATGAAAAGAATTTGACCAAAGAAATGATGGATCAATTGAATGATTCTTCTGTTGGTCCTGTTTCTTTTATGGAAATTGCACGGCCATTGGGTTGGAAGATAGCAACAACACCAGATGGCGAACAAATGAAATATAGTCAGTGGAAAATTATGGAAGAAGATGGACCTTCTGAGAAATTACCATGAGAGTTTGTTTAGATAATGTAAATTTCAAATCTACATCTGGTCCCAACTCATTTGGAGTAAGACTTGCTAGTCAATTGGTAAAAATGGGTCATGATGTAGTTCCTCAAAACCAATACCATGATGTAATGCTTAGTTTTATTCATCAAACATCGTATGCTTGGCCAGGTGCGGCTAAAATTCTTCGTTTAGATGGTATTTGGTTTAAGTCAGAAAATTTTGAGCAAAACAACAGAATAATAAAAGATTCTTATTTTTCTTTCGACCATGTGATTTTTCAATCAGAATTTGATAAACACATGGTCGAAACTCATTTTGGTAAAAGATCTGATTGTTCAGTTATTCATAATGGAATAAATTTAAAAACATATGATAAAGTACCAGAACTAAATCATCAAAATGAGAAAATATTTGTTTGTTCAGCTTTTTGGCATCCTCAAAAACGATTAAAAGAAAATGTTTGTTTATTTCAGCATATTAGACAACAGCTAATAAATGATAAAAAAGAAGCAAGACTTTATATTCTTGGCGGAGGAGCAACTTTTGAAGGATTAAATTCCTACGATCTTGAAAATGTTTTTTATTTAGGCCAACAAGATCATGAGTCTTGTTTAAGATTTTACGCTTCTGCTGATTATTTCTTACACTTAGCTTGGCTGGACCATTGTCCAAATGTTGTTGTTGAAGCCCTTTCTCAAAGATGCCCAGTTATTTGCACTGATAGCGGAGGAACATCAGAGATTGTAAAAGAAAATGGAATAATAATTCCTGAAACAACAAAGTATGAATATGAATTGACTGATTATGATTCGCCTTATCCTATTGATTTTTCTAGTTTTATATTGCCTGATACAAGGCCGTCGGTTGATCCGATTCATTTAGACATTGAGAAAGTAGCAGAAGCTTATTTGAAGGTTTTTTATGATTTACAACGAACATAGTTTTGCAGAATTAAGATATAAAAATGCAACAAAATTACAAGATCGCATTATGGAACTTGTTGAAGAATTGCGTCATGACAAAGAAACAAAAGAATGTGAAGATTTTGAGGATGAAAAAGAAGAAGATGAAGATTGGGATGATGACGAAGATAATCCCGCACATTCTGAGCTTTTTATGCTTATGGAAGTTTACAAGGTAATAACTAAGGAAATTGGAAAATGAAAGTTTTTGTATTACCACCAAATGAAAACTGGGTTTGTGATCGTTTTGTAAAGGAATGGAATTCTGAACATGATATGGTCAAAAAGCTTCAAACAACAAAGGAAAGAGTTTTTACTAAAAATGAGTTTGAAACTGTAAAAAAAGCAAGTGAAGCTGATGTTATTTGGTTGCTTGCTGATTGGTGTTGGAGACAAGTAGATCCAATTTCTTTATCAAAAAAGAAAGTCATTGCCACGGTACACCACATAGTCCCAGAGAAGTTCAATGATGCATCAAAAAAAGAATTTGAAATGCGAGATCAGTTTGTGGATGCGTACCATGTTCCATGTGAACTGACTAAAACACAAATAGAACCATTAACAGATAAAACAATATTTTGTTTTCCTTTTTGGGTAAATCAATCTATTTGGTATCCTAAAAATAAACATGAACTTAGAAGAAATTATAAAATTGAAGAAGATGCATTTTTAGTTGGAAGTTTTCAGCGCGATACCGAAGGTCATGATTTGATGTCTCCTAAGTTGGAAAAAGGACCTGATGTGTTTTGTAATTTCGTTATTGCTTTACACAAAATGGAGCCAAAAATTCAAGTTTTATTAGGTGGTTGGCGACGTCAATATGTAATGAATAGATTATATGATGCAGGTGTTCGATATCATTATAAGGAACTTCCTGATTTTTTAATTTTGAATGATTTTTACAATATGTTAGATTTGTATATTGTTGGTTCTCGTTATGAGGGAGGTCCACAGGCTGTTTTTGAATGTGCGGCAACAAGGACTCCAATTATTTCAACACGTGTTGGTTATGCACCTGAGCTTCTTAGCGATCATTGCATGGTTGACCAAGGTGCAACTTGGCGTGATGCATCAAGTGTTGAGACATTGGATTTCAATTTTAATAAAGTTCAAGAACTATTCATACCAGATGGATTTTCAAATTTTGAAAATATGCTTAGAAAGGTAAAAAATTCAATATGAAATCTAAATTATATGTAAATGGTTTACTTTTAGATGTAAGAACAGTTGAAGAATATGAAGATGGTCATATAGATGGTGCTGTCAATATTCCACATCTAAAAGTAACTGCTGAAAAAATTCTTGAACTTTCAAATAATGAAAAAAATAAGTCTATTGTCATTTATTGTAAATCTGGAAGAAGAGCAGGTTTTGTTAAAACATTATTAGAATCAAATGGTTTTACCAATGTTTATAATGTTGGTGGAATGGAAGATTATCTTAGCTTAGAAAAGGAAGAAAAATAAATTTATGAAAATTGTATCATTATATAATGCTCACGATGGTGGTTACTGTATTCTTGAAGATGGTGAGGTTGTTGAACATACAGAATTTGAACGATATACTCGTTTAAAAGAATCTGGTGGAGATAGCTTAGAGCTTTATTTGAGAAACCATTCGTTAGATGAAGCAGATCATTTTGTGTCAGTATGTCCAGATACGAATCTTGAACGTGCAAATGGCGAAATTTATGATACTCATAAAACATTGCCAAAGAATAAATTAAATTTTTATTCTCATCACTTATGCCATGCGGCTCATGCTTATTTTTCTTCGCCTTTTGATGATGCAATTGTAATATCAATTGACAATGCTGGTATGGAAGGCGATGGTCGTGGTATCTCTTGTGGAATATATTTCTGCAAAGATAGAGATATGAAAAAGGTCTGGGATATTCCTAGTGATCAATTTAGTCTTGGAGATCTTTGGGGAAGATTGACCCGTTGGGTCTTCAAGCTTTGGAGCGGATATCCAAGAGGCCATCAGGCTGGTAGTGTTATGGCGATGGCTGCTCTCGGAGATCCAAACAAATATTATGCAGATTTGCGTGATATGATGGGTCCAAGTCACCATAAGGCTGTAGCAGCACCACCAGGAGCAAAGCGTGGTGTTTATGTTCCGCCAGAAGAAGAGGTTTTTCATCCGTTTTTGGATAAATATCGCAAAATTGCTGAAGATGAGCAGGAAAAATTTAATTTAGCAGCTTCATTGCAACGTGTAACTGAGGAACTTTTGCTTGATCTTGTTGGTCGTGCTGTAAACATGGCACGAGCAGAAGGATTTGGAACTATGAATTTATGTTTTTCTGGTGGGGTTTCTTTGAATAGTGTTGGAATGGGAAAGGTTTGGCAATTTCTTGGTCCTCAAGGATGGAAGATGTACATTCCTCCTGTTCCATATGATGGAGGATTGAACATTGGTGCTGCACAATATCATTATCATAGCATTCTTCGTTATTCAAAATTTTACCATGGAACAGAAACATGTTCCTCATATCTTGGAGAAGTTTGGGATGTGGAAGAGATTAATAAAGTTCTTGAAAAAACTGAAAAGATAAATATTGAATTAAATGTTGGTCTTGATCGTGTGGCGCAACACTTGGCTGATGGAAAAATTGTTTCAGTTTATAATGGACGCTCAGAGAGTGGAAGAAGAGCATTAGGTAATCGCAGCATTCTAGCAAACCCAGCGATTCCTGACATGAAGAAAATCATCAATGATCGAGTCAAGCATAGGCAGTGGTATCGACCATTTGCTCCAAGTGTTTTGGAAGAGCATGGCCATGAATGGTTTGATGCTTTCTTTCCTTCTCCATATATGAGTTTTGTATTCAAGGTTCGTGATGAAAAACTGGGAGAGGCTCCTGCTATTGAGCACTTTGATGGAACAGCAAGAATTCAAAGTGTCAATGCTTCTCAAAATGAGTGGTACCATAATCTTATTAGTAAATTTTATGAGATAACAGGTGTTCCTCTTGTATTGAATACCTCTTTCAATGACAGAGAGCCTATTGTTGAAACACCACAAGATGCAATGAATTGCTTCTTGGGTACAGACATTGATTATCTCTATTTTGCAGAGACAAAGGATTTAGTTCAGAAAAATGATTGATTTACCAGACAAACATACACATAAGCCAACGATTACAAACAAGCTAAGAGAAGATATAGTAAAGCTATCAAAGTCTTCAGGAAAACCATCTTATCTTGAGATAGGTTTTGATAGGGGATTTACAATGGCATCTTTGTCTCCTCATTTTGTGTCAATGTATGGTATTGATATTAGTCAAGATAGATTCAATGAGGCAACACAGCTTTTCCAAGAAAACAAAGTCAAGAATGCAATGATTTTCTGTGGAAATAGTACACGTATACCTTTCAACAGATATGATGTTGTTTTGATTGATGCTGCTCACGATTATGACAATGTTCTTTTTGATACAGTTAATGTTTTATCAAAGAACATTTCAGAGAAACCATTTTTCATAATTTATCATGATTATGGTTTAGTAAATGCTGGTGTTCGTAAGTTTTGCGATTCTTTTTTCAAAGATTTCATGGTTCCGGTTGGAGAGCCAACTGGATGGAATCCTTTAGGTGGGCTAGTAGATGGACCAGAAGCTGTTGCATGTGCATTTGATGCTAAAATGAAGAAAAGATATCTTGATGAGCTTCAAAAGAAAATAAAGGATATAAACCTAAAGAAGCAGGTTAAAAATGCGCAACGTTTGCCGTAAAAGAAAAATAGTTTTTATACATCCAACCAAATGTGCTGGAAAAAGTATAGAACATGTTGTTTTTAATTTTGCAAAAGGTAGCAAAAGCGAACATAAAAGAGCTGCTGACTATGATAGAAATATAATCAAAGATTATTTTGTTTTTTCTGTTGTAAGAAACCCTTGGGACAGATATATTTCTCAAATTCTTTTTGATAAAAGGGACCCAAAAGATATAAAAAAATTCTTAGAAGGAGATCTTGATCCTAAAAATTCAAATGGAATGGGAATAATCCATGGAAGGAGTCTATGGAGCTATAAAGATCATTTTGTTATAAATAACAAAATGGTTGTAGATGAAGTATTGAGATTTGAAAATTTAGAAGAAGATTGGAAAAAAGTTGCTAAAATAACTGGCATAGAAAGTCTTCCTAAAATAAATGTCAATCCTGATAGAAAACATTACAGTCATTATTATGACGATGAATCTAAAGAAATGTTGAGAAAACTTTGGTCTTGGGATATAGAGAAATTTGATTATGAATATGAAGTGGAATGAAAAAAGTGATTTAGACACCATTGGTGTTGTTGGGCAAGGATTTGCTTTTACAAATTTTACAACTTTGATAAAATAAAATGTGAAATATACATTTGAGTGTAAGGAGTGTGGAAATCTTTTTAAAACAAAAGATAAGAGAAGAAAATTTTGTACAAGAAAATGTTATTTTTCAAATCCAAAAAACAATCCTTTTTTTGGAAAGGAGCACTCTGAAGAATCTAAAGATAAAATTGGTCAAAAAACAAAAGAAAGATATCCATCATCAGAAGATAATCCTTTTTTTGGAAAAAAACATTCCAAAAAATCAAGAGAACAGATGTCTACTACAAGGAGTGAAAAAATTGCAAATGGAGAAATAAACCCCATTCAAAGAGGTAAAATTGGTTATTTTAATGGTCTTTTTTACCATTCATCTTATGAACTAAAAAGAATTATGGATCTTATTTCTGATACAAATGTAATTTCTATTGAAAATTGTAAATTGCAAATTCCTTATTTTTATAATGGAAACAGGATTTATAATCCTGATTTAAAAATTGTATACAAAAATAATGATATTGCTATAGAAGAAATAAAAGGATATGAATCTAAAAAAGATTTAGTAAAATATGAAAGTGCTATCTCTTTTTGTTTAAAAGAGGGTTTTATTTTTAGAAAAATTTACAAAAAAGATTTGTTTAAATCAGAGCAAGAATATAGAAAGTTTTTAAAGAATTTATGATAGAAAAAGATATTATTGGAATAGTAGGAGCTGGTTTTGTAGGTGGAGCACTTAATGCTGGTATGCAGCATTCTTGCTATGTGTACACATACGATAAGTACAGCGAAGATAAAAGCAATGTTAAAAGTATTGAAGAGCTTGTAGATAGCTGTGAAGTTATTTTTGTTTGTGTTCCTACTCCTATGTTTGAAAATGGACAGTGTGATATTTCTATTGTTGAATCTGTAATCAAAGAGATAGATGAGGCAGCAAAGAAATTCGGCTCAGAATATGAAACGATTGCTGTAATCAAGTCAACTGTTCCGCCTGGGATGACAGAATATCTTGATTCGTCATATAAGAACGTCACAGTAACTTTCAACCCAGAATTTCTTAGAGAGGCTAGTCCTGTCGAAGATTTCAAAAATCAGAATAGAATCATTCTTGGAGGAGATCCAAAGGCTACTAAAAAGGTTGCAAACATTTACAGCAAGGCTTATCCTAATGTTCCCATTCTATGCGGTTCAAGCAAAGAAGCTGAAATGGTAAAATATGTTACTAATTGTTTCTTGGCGACAAAAGTCAGTTTTGCAAATGAAATCTTTCAAATCTGCAAAAAAATGGAAATGTCTTACGATAATGTTATCGAGGCAGCAAAGTTTGACGAAAGACTAGGTGGTAGCCACTGGCAAGTACCAGGGCCAGATGGTTCATTCGGATATGGTGGTCACTGCTTCCCTAAAGATCTAAATGCTCTTAGGTTTGTATCAAGAATGGTTGGTGTTGAACCATTGATGCTTAATGCTACGTGGGAGAAGAATTTAAAAGTTCGACAAAAAGAAGATCGAGACTGGGAACAAATGAAGGGTCGCGCTGTCGTATAAATAAGCTGTGAAAAAGCGCGAACCAGAGAAAAATCCATCCCTACCTACGGGAAAGAGTGTTATTTCTTTCTCTGAATTGGTAGATCATGTAGAGTGTTCTTTTAGACATAAACTTAAGCATATTGATAAAATTGATAAGTTTGAGGAAAATGTCAATACAAATTTTGGAACAGCTTTGCATGATAGCTGTGAGCACTATCTAAAAAATAGAGAAATGCGTTATGAAATAGCATTGGATTACATCATTGAGGCTTGGGAAAAATTCAATCTTCCAAACATGGGAGACTGGATGATCCAAGCTAATGCCATTTTAGAGGCAGTTCCGGGGTTCTTAGATACAAGATTTCCAGGATGGGAATGTTTTGATGCTGAGGAGCGTCTCGAAGAAAGCATTGAAGAACATAAAGATGTTCGCTTTAAGGGATATATTGACGGGATTATTAAGCATGATGGTCTGTATTGGATTATTGACTGGAAAACAAGTACAAAAGGCTGGAATGATTACAAGAAAAAAGATGAAAAACTTAAAATGCAGCTTATTTTGTATTCCGAATATTGGGGGAATAAGCATAATATTCCTTTAGAAAAAATTAGGGTTGGGTTTGCTGTTATGAACAGAGACCTAAAAAATCCTGAAAGAATTGAATTCTTTACATTTGACGTTGACAAGAAAAGACAAAAAAAGACGTTAAATGTATTGAATAACTCAATTTCTATGATCAAATCAAGAAAACATTTCAAAGAATGGAAAAATAAGAAGTTTCCTGGTTCTTGTCGTTTTTGTGATTATGATGGTACAAAGCATTGTCCTTAATAATGCATATTTATATGCATGTCTAATTTTACTGACAACCCTGTTGATCTGGATGACTCTTTGGCCTGTGAGCCAGGAGGAAATCAATTGGTCAAAAAGAAAAAGCGTGCTGCCCATCTTACTGCTCATGAATTAATGGAAAGCATTATAAGATTCATCATAAAAGAAAACGTTTTCTTTTATGATGATGAAGAAGAAGAAGAAGATCATAATCTTAAATCTATAGCTGAAATAAAGGCAATAATGCCACAAATTGTTGCAGCAGCTCAAAAAGAATATGAAGAATGGGAAGTTGATGAAAATGGAATGCATTGGCTGTTGGGTTCTGGAGGCATATGTCAAGAAATAGCCAATGCAATGGCTGATGTTTTAATGAATGCTGGTTTTGAGGCAAGTATAGTATCGGCATCCATCGGAGAACAACATGTTTATGTGGTTTTAAAAGCATCAGAAGGTATATTTTCTGTTGACATAAATCCGTATTTATACGAAACTGGTGGAGGATATTCGTGGAAAAAAATACCAAATGTTGTATTTGATGAAAGCTTTATAGATATAGACAAACTTGATCCTGACCCTAAAAATTTCAATGAATACACATCGTAAAATTGTCTATAATAAACATATGTCTATTATATCTAATTCATTAGAAAAAGTGATTTTTGAAATGATTTTAGAATCACGATGGAACTTACCCGATCTTGATGATTATGATGGTGATTCTTTTGAAGAATATTATGATAAGCCAATTGAAAAAGAACGTCTTGAAATGGAAGAAAAACAAGGCAATCTATATTATGGGCGTAATGTAGTTTGGATTGGTGAAAATGGTAAAATGATCAAAATACCAGCAAGTGAAGTAACACCAAGAGAAGATAACATTTTTGATTTTGCAAAAGTAAAAGCAGTAAAAGAGCATATAGAAAATTCTGAAGAAAGAATTTATTTTGACGCTCCTTTAGCTCAGGTTGTTGTTGTTGATTTTGGAACAATTAAAGAAATGCAACAAACATATCATAATGGCAGATTTGGTATTGACTACAATATAAGTGAACCATTTAGTTTAGGGGATGAGGATTTGGATTTATTTTTAGGAAACCCTGAAGCTTGGCAAGAAGAAAATGGATTACATTCTTATGATGATGTTTTATTGTTTATGAAAGAACCTAAGAAATGGCTTGAAGAATGGTCGTATTCTGAAGACCCAAGTGAGTGGACGGAGGATGAAAAAGAAGATTACGAATCTATGCTTGAAGATATTGAAAACTTAAAAAAAGTTAAAAAAGAAATAGAACAAGCAATAGAGGATGGAGATGGAGATATTGGAGAATATTGGGTTGACTTGAGAGATGGAAATCATCGTGCTTTCGGAGCTATTGCATCTGGCGAGCCTTATATTTGGGCAATTGCATTAAATGACAGAACTGATGCATCTGTTGAACTACAGTGAAAAAAATAAAACATTAGAAAACATGCTTTGTATAATGAAGCGTGTCACAGAAAAAGAAGATTTTATTTATTTCAGATCACCCCCTTTCAACATCAGGTGTTGGCTGTCAGGCAAGGTATTTGATTGAAGGTTTGTTGAGGACTGGTAAATACGAATTTCGTTGCCTTGGTGCTGCAATAAAGCACGGCGACTATCGTATTGTGAATGTTCCGCCTCACCCAAATGATCCAAACAAGTGGAACATGGGTGATTGGTTGATTCGTCCAATTGATGGATTTGGAGATGTAAATCTTATGAGGCTTCTTTTGGCACAGGAAAAACCTGATGCTGTGTTTCTTTTTACAGATCCAAGATTTTTCATGCATTATTTTAATATTGAAGATGAAATTCATCAGGTTTGTCCGATTGTTTGGTGGGCAGTATGGGACAATGATCCATATCCAGCATACAACAAGGCGATATATGACAGTGTTGATTTAATGAATTGTCATAGTCATAAAACATATGAACTTTATTCTGAGCATTATCCTGAAATTACAAATTTCATTCCTCATGCTGTTCCTAAAGAAATTTTTAATAAACTTGAAGATAGCCAAATTGCACAAGCTAAAGAAAAGGTTCTTGGAAAAGATAAAAAAGATGACTTTGTTGTAACTTGGATTAATAGAAATGCAAAAAGAAAGATGCCTGGTGATGTTGTGGCATCCTGGGCTATTTTTTGCAATATGCTTGAAAAGGAATATGGTCATAGAAATGCAACATTGCTAATGCATACGGATCCTATGGATCAAGAAGGTCCAAATTTGTATAAAATTGTTGAACATTTTGGCCTTGAAAGAAATGTTACGTTTTCTACTGATCGTATTGATTTTGGACAAATGAATACATTGCATAATATTGGGGATGCATATCTTACAATCTCTTGTAATGAAGGATTTGGATTAGGTACACTTGAAGCCATGATGACAGCAACTCCAATTATTGCACTAAAAACAGGTGGAATGATTCGTCAAGTTGTTGACCATCGTGATGGCTCTGAAAACGGTATAGCATTAGAGCCAGAAGTCAGGGACCTAGTAGGATCCCAGCTTGTTCCTTACATTTATGAAGACCATATTTCAAATGAAACAGTGGCTAAAGCACTGATGAAAATGTATGAAATGGGTCATGAAAAACGAAAGGAATTGGGAAAAAAGGCCCAGGATTATGCTCATTATGAATTTGCTATTGAGGATACTGTTAGAGAATGGGATGAAACTCTTTGGGAAACAATAGAAACATGGAAAGACAAAAGGAAGATGTGGACATGTCAGGAGTTGTAAATCATAATATTTTAGAAAACCTTTATGCATCAAAGGTTCGTTGGTATTGGAGCTTGAAACCAGGTAGATATATTGATGCAAACTCTGGAAAAGATCCCCATCCTGACATGGTCATTCCTCCTTGGAGAGGAACACTACCAGAATGGAACAAAAGTCTTGTTAGTACAATTTGTGCTTTGGCTCGTAGTACTTTTGATGAGTTAAGTGATGAAGATATTCTTTTTCTTCCAAATACAATTTATTCAAAATTTACACCGGATATGCTTAGTGCATGGCACGGAAAGGTTTTTGTCAAGGATATTCTTCCTTTTGATGTGGCCTTGATTAAATCAAAAAATGGAACTTTAGGAAACGTAAAAGTTCTAAACATTAGTGAAAAAGGAAATTTAATATGAAAAAAACAGTAATCCTTCGTGCACCAGTGCTAACAATGTCAGGGTATGGAGTTCATTCTCGTCAGATTTATAGATGGCTTGAGAAAAACTCTGACAAATATGATTTTTGGGTACATGCTGTACCTTGGGGTTCTACAACTTGGTTTGTTGATGAAAAAAGACTCAATGGACTTGTTGGAAGAATTATGAACAAAACCGGCGGAGCACCAGGTAATTTTGATATTTCTATTCAAGTTCAACTTCCGAACGAATGGGACCCAAAATTAGCTAAATTCAATATTGGTGTCACTGCTGCTGTTGAAACAAACAAGGCAAATCCATCATGGATAAACAATGTAAACATGATGGATTTGGTTATTGTTCCTTCTGAACATGCAAAACAATCTTTAATAAATGCTGGTGGAAGCATTCAAAAAAGAATAGAAGTTGTTCCTGAGGCATTTATTGATGAAATTACTAAAGAAAATCTAGATATTGATTTACCAGACTTTAGAACTAGTTTTAATTTTTTGGTATTTGGTCAAATTACAGGAAATCTTGAAGAAACCGACAGAAAAAATACTTACAGAACACTAAAATGGCTTTGTGAGACATTTAAAAAAGATGATGATGTTGGAATTGTAATCAAAACGAATTCAGCAAGAAATTCGCAATTTGATAAAAATGCAACAAAAGATTTATTAAAAAGTCTTCTTGGAAATGTAAGACAAGAAAGTCATCCTCCTGTTTATCTTCTTCATGGTGAAATGAACAACGATGAAGTTGCGGGATTATATCGTCATCCTAAAATTAAGGCTTTAGTGGCTTTGACGAGAGGCGAAGGCTATGGGTTGCCAATTCTTGAAGCAGCAGCCTCAGGTCTTCCTGTAATCGCAACAAATTGGTCAGGACATCTTGATTTTTTGAATAAAGGAAAATTTCTACCTGTTGAATATGATTTGAAAGAAATTTCAAATCAAAAAATTGATAAAAGGCAATGTCCATCGTGTAGTGGTTCTGGAAAGATTGGTCCTATGACTATTTGTGGAACATGTGGTGGGACCGGATTTTTACAAATATTTATGGAAGGTTCTAAATGGGCAGAGCCCAAAGAGACTTCTGCAAAGAAAGTGTTGAAGAAATTTTATGAAATGCCAGACAATCCGAAACAATGGGCAGAAGATTTGTCTGTAATCTTAAAAGAAGAATATTCTCAAGAAGCTATCGAAAAGCACTATGATCGAGTATTCTCTGATATAGCTGTATGGTAATTGCATTTATTATTATTAGTTCATTGTTGATTTCGGCGCTTACGCTTTCTGTAAGCGCCAATATCCGTTTTGGTAAAATGTTAATGAATGTTGAAGACAATACTCAAACATGTCTTGACATCATTGATAAGAGATTTCATAATTTAATGCATGTATTTGACGACTCCTCTGGCAGAGCCCAGAGCGTTATTGGTGATGATCCTATGATTAGATCCTTTTTCAAAGAAGTCGAATCACTAAGAAATGATGTGCTTAAAATAGCAAATCTTATTTCACGTTCAACTGAGCAATTGAGTAATAGCGATGAGAAAGAAGCTCTCGCTCTAGGTTCAAGCCCGTCTGAAGCTCAGTCAGACACCGATGGTTTTTTAATTGAGTAATTTTGGAAAAAAAAAGGTTGTAAAAAGAAGAAGGCGCCGAGGAAAAGGTACAAAAAGTAAGCTTTATTTTCATCAAGGAACGCAAGATGCAATAATTGCATTTCAAGAACAAATTGCAAAAATTGCACATGTTGAAGATAAAAAAAGGAAAATAGAAAAACTTCTTAAAGAAAAAAATTGTGATTTTGAAGCAATTAAAAGTCTTCAAAATGAAATAATGAAAGAAGAAAATAAGTCAGGCTATGCCGAGCTTAAGAAAGAAGTAAATTTTAAAAAAGAAAAAATATACAAACAACATATTGAACCGGCATTTGACAAGTTGGTTGAAAATTTAATTTTTATTCATAATTTTCTTAGTCTTCATGACTCTTATGAGGATTTAAAATCTGATTGTGTAACTTTTCTTTATCAAGCTATTCCTAAATTTAAGGCTGACAAAGGAAAAAAGGCATTTTCTTATTTTAATATTATTGCTAAGCATTATTTGATAATCAAAAGTAAGCAACGTGTTAATAAAATAAAGAAAAATATTTGTATCGATGAGCCTGATTTAATGGGTTATACAGAGCAAGAAGCTTTAAAAGAATATTGCACTGTGCCATCTCCTGATGATGAAATGATTTCTAAAGAATTTAATAAAGAAATCGGTGACTTATTGGTAGAAATAAAGAAAAGACTTAAAAATGATAGTGAACATAGAACTATAGATTCAATCATTTACATATTTAAGCATATTGACCAAATAGATTTGTTGAATAAAAGAGCTGTATTTTTCTATATTAGAGAAATGACCGGTTTAAGTGCGAAGCAACTAACAACAAATATGGCCGTTATCAAGAAGCATTATAGAGAATTGCGAGGAAATGATGAGTTTGGAATCTTCTTCTGAAAAAAATATGATTGACAAAAAGCATGAATTACTAAAAGAATTTGATGAATTATTGAATTCTATAGATTCTGCTGGTACTAAAGAAAAAATCCTATGGAGACAAATTTATGAAAACTCTATTTCTGATAGAGCAAATGCAAATTTGTGCTTTTTAGATGTTTATCCTCATTTGAAAAATGATTTAGATAATCATATGCAAGTTGGAATTCAAGCTGTCCAATACTTAACAAGGATGGAAAAGTCTAATGAACAGCTTTTAAAGCTTGCAACTATAATTCAAAAATCATTAGAAAATCAACAAGAAGAATCGATAGATCAAGATGCTCTTTTTGCTGAAATTCAAAAATCACAACAAAGTGAGGGGTAATATATAAAGTATGTTATTGAGTGAGATTACTGGGTATAATGCAAATCGCAAGATATTTGAAGATGGAACAGATATTAGTGAAGAAATTGATGGTGCTCGCGCATCATTGCCTCTTCCTTCATTTCAAGTAGCTGTAGTTGTAGACGTATTCTATAATCCAAACACAATAACTCCTGATGTATTGTTGGAGCTAGAAGAGCAATCGGCAACGCCAGAACTTGTAAAAAGAATGCCTAGAAACTCTATTGCAGCAAGAATTATTACAAGAAATCAAGATTTATATGACAGCAGCCCTCGTATATTCTTCCCAGTCAATGTTTTTGATGCAGAACCAATAAAGCCTGGTGAGCAAGTTTTTGTTTTTTTTGTTGATCAAGCTGTAAATGATCAAGTTGGTTATTGGTGGAGAAGGGTTCCACAGCCTGTAGATACAGATGATCTCAATTTCACTCATGCTGATAGAAAATATCAAGTAAATGAAGGAACATCTACGACTGACAAATTGGCAGGAGTTACGCCTGGACCACCAGATTTTATCAATGGAGGAGACCAAGCAGAACAAAGAACACTTGCTGGTGCCAATGCATATGAAGATATAAATAAAAAAGCACGAGCAAATCTTGCGATTGTCAAAGAGCCAACAGCAAGATTTGTGAAAAGACCTGGTGATAAGGTTCTCCAAGGAAGCAATGCCGCTAGGATTGTTTTAGGAATGGATAGATCTTTACCAGGCCCAGCACCAGCAGAAACACCTCCTCTTCCAAACACAGCAACAATTGATATGGTTGTTGGCTATGGAAGAACAGGAACACCAACAGCACCAACCCCAATTGCAAATAGTCGTGGAGAACAAGAAGTAGATAAAAAAATACCAGCAAATCCTCTTGAAGGAGATCCAGACATGCTTCTTGATCCATCTAGATTTTATCTTTCAGAAGCAACGAATGCTGATGTTAATTTTTCAGTAATCATACCTGGCGTTCCTCCGACACCAGGCCCAGCACCGGCAGCTGTTTTGAAAAGTCAACAATTAAGGCTTCTTGCAAATACACCAGGTGGTGATGTCAAAATTGCTGGATCTGCAAATGCTGTTGTTTTAGATAGTATTGGAAATATTTCTTTAATCGGATCACCAAAGATTAATTTGGGTTCTGCATTTTCACCACAACCAGTTGTTCTTGGGGCTTCTTTGGTTGCAGCGTTAAACACATATTCAACAGCAATAACGACTGCAACTACAGCTTTGAATGCGGCTGCGCAGGTATATTTTGCGATACCTGTTCCTACTCCACCACAGCAAGTAACGTTTCAAACAGCTTGGGCAGCATTTAATACAGCAATATCTACAGCACAAGCATCTCTTGCAAGTGCTTTAGCTGCCGCACTTTCTGTTAAGGTATTTACTGACTAATGGCAAATGTAAAAGAATATAGCTTTAAAAGCGTTGGAATTAAATCAGACGATCCAAAACAACCAGATCCATCTACGAGTCTTCCTATCGGAATTAGAACTCCTATGAGATTAGGACAGGGGTCTGATGGCATATTTCAAATGCATTATATTTTAGCAGATCAAATTCGTGACAATTTTAGAAACTTACTTCTAACAAATCACGGAGAAAGAGTTGCAATTTCTAATTTTGGAGCAAATCTTGGTCCTCTTACAATGGAATTGGGATCAGATGTTTTTGATAATGAAATGTTACTTAGAATCAATACTGCTGTTTCAAGATTTATGCCATATATCAAACTAGATCGAATGGAACGAGATATTGAAAATATGGATAATGAGGTAGTTGCAAAAATAAGAGTTAAAATTTATTACTCTGTTCCATCTTTGCGAATATTTAATCAAGCTGTTGAAATTTCGTTCTTTATAGGAGGCTAGTGAATGCCAATTGATACAAAAAAACAAGTTAGACCGGTAAGGCAGAGAAAGTACCTGAATAAAGATTTTGATTCTTTGCGTTCAGACCTTATCACATATACAAGGGCATTCTACCCAGATAGAATTCAGGATTTTTCCGAAGCATCATTAGGTGGTGCTCTTATTGATTTAGCTTCTTATGTCGGAGATGTAATGAGCTTTTATTTAGATCATCAATACGGTGAATTGTTCACTGATACTGCGGTAGAAAATTCAAATATTGAAAACCTAATAAGAAGAGCAGGGGTTGAAATAACAGGAAACAGTCCAGCTGTTGTAAAACTTCAGTTTGCTATTGAAGTCCCTGTTACAAAAGTTGGAACTGTATATGAACCAGAGCCATCTTCTTTGCCAAAGATTCTTCAAGGTACAATTTGTGCAGCATCAAATGGAACAAGATTTGAAATAACTGAAGATGTAGATTTTGCAGATCGTGATGATGATGGTAATTTTGTTGCTGAAATGGTTATTGGAAGCACAAATACAGACGGTTCTCCTGCCACTCTTGTTATGGGAAGAACGGTTCAGGCAGTTTCTGGATTTACTCGTACTGAAAACTTTGTTATTTCAAACACTTTTGTTCCATTTAGAAAAATTACATTATCTAGTGCGGATGTTACAACAATAAACACAGTTACAGATACCGAAGGAAATGTTTATTATAAGGTTGGAGCATTGACTCAAGATACTGTTTTTAGAGGTATTCCAAACAATAGAAGTGACAATGATCTTGTCGATATGAGACTTGAGGTTTTACCTGCTCCATATAGATTTACTGCTGAAACAAGTTTAGCGACAAGATTGATGACACTGACTTTTGGAGGAGGACAAGCAACAAGTATTGACAATGATATCATACCGGATCCAAGTGAATTTGCGATTCCTCTTTATGGAAAAACAAATTTTGACAGATTTGCTATTGATCCAAACAACTTATTAAACACAAGAACTTTGGGTGTTGCTCCTCAAGGAACAACATTGTCTGTAAATTATAGATTTGGTGGTGGATTGAGTCATAATGTTGGTGCGGAAACTATTAGAACAGTTAGTACATTATTAATGTCATTTCCTCGCAACCCAACACCAGCACTTGCTGCTCAAGTTCGTGCATCTGTAGATGTAACTAATCCTGAGCCTGCTCTTGGAGGAGAAAATGCCCCAACTATCAATGAGCTAAAGACAAAAGTTCCTTCAGCAAGAAATGCTCAACAAAGAATTGTTACAAGGGAAGATCTTTTAGCTCGTGTTTATACAATGCCAAGTAACTTTGGGCGTGTATTTAGAGCTGGTGTCCGATCAAACCCAAGTAATCCACAAGCTGCTCAATTGTATATTTTGTCTCGTGATGCAGCTGGAAACTTTGTTCCGTCGCCAGACACATTGAAAGAAAATTTAGTAACATTTTTGAATCAATACAGAATGATTAGTGATGCTATTGATATTTTGGATTCTCCTGTTGTGAATATTGGTGTTGAATTTGAAATAGTAACAGAAGCACAAGCTAATAAAAATGTTGTTGTTCAAAATGTTATTGCAAGATTACAGCAGTTTTTTGCTTCTGATAACTTTCAAATCGATCAGCCAATTAGAGTTTCTGATGTTCAAAACATTATTTTCAATAATGTTGGGGTCGTTTCAGTTACACAGTTGAGATTTAGAAATCTAGTTGGAACAATTGACGGAAGAGAATATAGTGGAAATACACTTAATATTACCTCGAATACAATTCGAGGATTACTATTCCCACCTCCTGGTGGAATATTTGAAATGAAATACCCAGATTTTGATATCGTTGGAGCAGGAATCTAATGTTTATTTATTCAATAACAAATATCATTAATGGAAAGCAGTATATTGGTAAGACTATTAAATCTTTACAAGATAGATGGATAGGTCATTATAATGATGCAATTTCTGGTAGGTTGGATACTCATTTTTCTAGAGCCATAAGAAAATATGGTAAAGATAATTTTGTTGTTGAAAAAATTGAAGAATGTTCGTCAAATGACGAACTGTCTAATAAAGAAAAATTTTGGATTTCAGAATTAAATACATTTAGTAACGGATATAATTCTACAGAAGGTGGAGATGGGGGCATTCCTGGATTTAATCATTCTGAAAAAACAAAGCAAAAAATTTCAAATTCTAGAAAAGGAATGTTTTTTTCTAAAGAGCACAAAAAAGCTTTATCAAAAGCTCATAAAGGCTTGCATACTGGTTCAAAAAATGGAATGTATGGAAAAAAAGGTGTAAAGAATCATAGATACGGAATTCCAAGAAGTGATGAAGTTAAAAAGAAAATTTCTGAATCAAAAAAAGTAAAAATAAATCAATATTCTTTAGATGGTTATTATATTAATACATTTGATTCTCTAAAAGAAGCAGCAAAATTTGTTGGTGGTCAACATCCTAATATTTCTAAGTGTTGCAATGGGATTAGAAATAAGGCGTATGGATATAGGTGGAGTTATGTATCGTAGATTGAAAGCAGATAAGGATTGTTATATAACTAACAAAATTGTGAATGGCAAACGTGTTACAGATGCCAATGTTGGTCAGGCTGGCACATTAGACCTTTTTAAATTAGCTAACGAGACTGGATCTGGTAGTTTTACTGGATCTGTTCTTGAAATTTCTCGTCTTCTTGTTCATTTTGATTTGGATCCGCTTAGAGCATTAACTGGTTCTGTTCTTGATTTTACAACATCTTCATTCAAAGCATATATGAGAATGAGGGATGTTTTTGGTGGACAAACTATTCCTTCAAATTTTACACTTATTGCCTATCCTTTGAGCAGAAGTTTCGATGAAGGAAATGGTTTTGATATTGGATTATTTAGAGATCTTGATTCATCCAACTGGATTACGGCATCAACAAATGTGACCTGGAGTCTTCCTGGGGCATCAAATTCTGGTACTCTTGGCTCTTCTGTTATTGATATTATTGAAAATGGAAATGTTGGTGCAGGTTCTGAAAACTTATTTAGGACACAAAATTTTTCTATTGGAACAGAAGATTTGCTAATGGATGTAACATCAATTGTGTCTGCAACTTTAGCTGGTGCTATTCCTGATTTTGGTTATCGAATTTCATTCAGTGGAACTCAAGAAACAGATGATATTACAAGATTTGTAAAGAGATTTACAGCACGAAATGCCAATGACCCAGCATTGAGACCAAGTATTGATGTATATTTTGATGATTCAATTCAAGATGATCATAGAAATATGTTTTTCGACTTAAGTGGAACACTTTATTTGAATAACTTTCATTTTGGTCAGCCTTCAAATATCATTTTTAATGGTCAGCAGATTACTGGTTCAGATTCTTTGATATTGCATTTAATGTCTGGATCTGGTTCTACTTTTTATGAAAAGTATATTACAGCATCACAGCATACTGTTGGTACAAATTTTCAATCTGGTGTTTATCGTGCAACATTTGCGATTGGTACAAATGAAACTGGAAGTATTCGTGCTGAAATTGATGCAGCAGGTTCTGCTACTTTTACAGAAATATGGGAAAGCTTAGATGGAACGCAAGGATTCTTTACAGGATCGTTAGTTGTGAAAACCGTTCCCAGAACAGCATTTGAACAAGTACCAGGCAAAATCAATGTTGTTGTAAGAAACAATATTGGAAAATATCAAAGTACAGAAAAAGCAAGATTTAGAATTTTTGCTCAAAATTCTCTTGAAATGGCAAGAGTTTCAAAGCTTCCATTTGAAAGAAAAAGTATTTTGTTTAAAAATAT